CATCAGTAAAAATTTTTAAAGATCTTTCTTTTAATATTTTAAATACTCCTAATAAAGAATTATTAGAAACTGATCGGGCTATGTATCATCTCCAATTTAGAGAACCTGGACATAATCAAGGACCTCATCCTGATATTTGGAGTAAAGTGTTTTCTTTAGTTTTATACATTTATCCTTTTGAAGGTCCTTCGGGAACTGAAATTTTAACTCCTCAAGAAAATTATTTTAGTGAAGTAGAATGGAAACCTAATAGAGTAATAGCTTTTGTTCCTTCAAATAATCCAGAAACTAAAACTTATCATGCTGTATATAATTTTAAAGAATTTAATAGAGCAGCTTTAGTTATTAATTATTTAAATAGTAATAACGAAAATGAATTTAAATAATATTTATAACATATTAAATAACAAATAATTATGGGACGTAAGAAAAAAGTAGTTAAAGAAGAAATAATTGAAAAAATTAGTCTACTGAAAAAAACAATCAATGCAATTAAAGCATGGTTAGAAGGTAATGGAATTGAAGGTATATTAGGCTTAATTGTAGGTCTATTACTTTGGTCTTTTGGATATAAAGTTTATGCTGGAATAGCCTTTGGTGTATTTGCTACACGTAATTGGGATATTGTAAAAGCATGGTTATTTAAAATATTAAAAAAGTAAATACATTATTTTGTATTATAAATTAAGGGCGCATTAGCGCTCTTTTTTTATATTTATAACTATGAATAAAGCTACAAAAATATGTTTAGGCATATCAATTGGTATTATACTTATATTTTTTATATTAGAAACTTTTCTTGTATTTAGAATATTTGAATTTAGTTATTTTTTAGCTGAATTTGGATATGGATGTATAATTGCTCTAATTCCTTTCTTTTCTTATATTATTTGGGATTTTAATCGTACTTCTAAATTTAAAGATTCAAATCTAAATTTACAATTAAGTGCGATTGATAAATCAAATATAGTAGTAGTATTAGATATGGATGGGTATATTATATCTCATAATAAACATTTCCGTGATACTATGGGTTATACAGAAAAAGAATTAAAAAATAAAAACCATAGATACATGGTTGATAAAGACTATAGTAATAGTTTAGACTATCATGAGTTTTGGAAAAGACTAAAAAGAGGTGAGACTATTAGTGGTGAATTTGAACGAATTGCTAAAGGTGGTAAAATTCGTTGGTTATTTGGTAATTATACTCCAATAAAAGATCCTAATGGTGGATATAATAAAGTTTTAAAAATAGCAACAGATACAACTATACAACACAATGCTGAAATTGAAGTTAACCAGAAAAATTCTTATTTAGAACATGCTGCTAAAATTTTAAGACACGATATGCATAGTGGAATTAACACATATATGCCTAGGGGATTAACTTCTTTAAAAAGAAGAGTTCCTGCTGAAAAAATTAAAGAGTTAAAAATAGAAGCTCCTCTAAAAATGTTAGAAGAGGGTTTAAAACATACACAAAGGGTTTATGCTGGAGTTAAAGAATTTACTAACCTAGTAAAAGAAGATGCTCAATTAGATATGGAAGATCATAATTTAGCAGTTATACTAAATAATTATTTATCTGCTACATCTTATATTAAGCAAGTTAAAATTAAAAGTTTACCTGTAGTAAATGTAAATGAACCTTTATTTTGTACAGCAATAGACAATTTAATTCGAAATGGGTTGAAATATAATGATAGTTCCACTAAATTGATATCTATCTATATGGGCAACAATTCTACTTTATGTATAGAAGATAATGGAAGGGGAATGACTAATGAAGAATTTCTTCAATTATCAAAACCATATACTAGAAAAGCAGGACAAAAAGAAGGAGGATCAGGGTTAGGATTAAATATATGTATCGCAATATTAAAAGAACATGGTTTTACAATAACCTCTGAAAAAACAAAAACAGGAACTATATTACAAATAAAAATAAAATAACCATGATAAATTCTATACTACTTATAGACGATGAAGATTTATTCCACTTAGTATTTGAAGATGCTTGTAGTATCTTAGATATAACTTTATCACTAGAAGCCCTTAATTCTTCAGATGAAGCCAATCTTAAATTTAAAGAATGGTGGCCCGATGACCCTAATGAAGAACGCCCCGAATGTGTATTTGTTGATTTAAATATACTTGGTTCATCTTTTGATGGAATTGAGTTAATTCGTAAAATTAATTTTGAGTATGGTAATGGATGTGTAATAGGAATTATATCATCATCAGATGACAATCAAGAAATTGAAAAAGCAAAAGCCGCTGGAGCTCAATTTTGGATTATTAAATCAGATGATATTGAACCTCGATTAGAAGAATTTATGACAGATTATGATGCTTATAAAGATAGATCAGCTGAATTTAAAGTTTATAGGTAATGATAGAAATAACAGAGCATGTAAGAAATGTTCTACTAGAGGTTGCTAAAAAAAGAAAAATCTATGTAGAAGGAAATTTCCTTAAACTTCTTAAAGCCCCAAAAGGTGATAATGAATTTGAGAAATATCTTGAACTCTGTAAAGAAAAAGATACTACTAGACGTAAAAAACGTTTAGAAATTACGAAACAAGTTCAAAAACAAAATGGAGAACTTGTTGAAAAACAAAAAGAAAATGATACTCTAATGAAGGAGCTTCAAGTAGCATTAGAATCATCAAATCAATTAAGAGAAAAAGCAGAAAAGGGTAAGGATAAAGCATTAGAAGATTTAGAAGTAATGCAAAAGAAAACCCAATTTGAACTAATTAGTACAATTGTGAAAGTTGCTTTAGTAGTAATAGTTGGTGTAGGTATAATTACTACAATCATGTACGCTATTGCATTAACTTCAGGAGCAGATACTCAAATTATAGGATCAACCTGGAGTAATATGTTTGGAATTTTACTTACAAATGCATTTTCTATTGTAGGCACAATTATGGGAGTTAAATACGCAACAGAAAAAGAATAAAATGAGTCCTCAGATATTAGACAATCTTAGTACAAAAACTTTTTATGATCTTTTATCCTTACCTTTTGATAGAGATATTAATAATAGTAATCAAGTAACATCTATAGTAAATCTTAATAAACTTACCCCAGAATTAGTAACAATTATATTATCATTACCAATGGTACAATATACTGGGGATTTTAAAGCAGGAGGATTAGATTCAAAACAAAGATTATATTTAATGAGTGAGTTAGATGATATATTTTTAATAGATACTCTTCATTCAAATTATGCTCAATGTGTTACTAGACTCCTTAACGTCCCAGATCTAAGTGATAAAGAGATTACATTTACTGGTATTAAAGAAGATAAAAATAAAAGCATTAATTTAGTTAAAAAAAGTGAAAGTTATAGTTTAATGTATGATGAAATAGATTATATCATTGAAATTGTTAATGAAAATGATGGAACTTTTACAAGTATTCAATATGGTGATAATTTTGTTATGGATACTGTGTTAGAAAAAGAAATTTTAGAATTTTTCTATAAAAATAAATAATATGTATAAGCATATAATTTGTTATACTTAATTGTTTTTATATGCCCAATAATATAAAAAATAAAATCATGGCTTTTAAAGATATTTTTAAAGACGATAATAACGTAAATGAAAAAAATGTTATTGGATTTATGGCATTTGCTGTAATGGTAGTATTTGCTGTAGTAGATTTAATAACAGGCTACTTTGGTAAAGATTTAGTAATTCAAGAATTTATTTATAATTCATTTGTATTTATTACATTAGGTTCATTTGGTATTGCAGGATTAGAAAAATTTGCTAAAAAATGAAAAATAACTGTAATTGTATAACTTGTACTTGCCAGGCTACTTGTGCCTGCTTATGCTGTAATTGTAATTAATAAATTTATGAAACTATCTAAAAATTTATCCTTAGGTGAATTTACTAGATCCTCAACAGCAAAACGTAGAGGTTTAGATAATACTCCAAAAGGATCTCATCTAGAAGCAGCTAAATTATTAGCTGAAAATATTTTTCAGCCAATTAGAGAACACTTTGCTAAACCTCTCTTTATTTCCTCAGGGTATAGAAGTCAAGCTTTAAATGAAGCTATTGGAGGTTCTAAAACTTCACAACATTCAAAAGGTGAAGCTATTGATATTGATATGGATTACCGAAATGGCCCAGAAAATGAAGAAGTGTTTCATTATATTAGAGAAAATTTACCATTTGACCAATTAATTTGGGAATTTGGAACTAACGAAAGACCTGATTGGGTTCATGTTTCATATAATAGTGATGGAGAACAAAGGGGTCAAATTTTAGCAGCTAAAAGAAATTCTAAAGGAAAGACCTATTACGAAAATTGGTCAATATGAAATCCTCTACCATAACTTTTTTAACCGTCCCTATTTTGACACTATCTTTTTTGTGCTCTTATTTTATGGAGCTTACCATGAGTAATGCAGAGCAATATCTTGGTTTAATAGCTGTTGTCTTTATAGATGGTTTTTTTGGCATAGTAGCCGGAATTAAACGAGAAGGTTTTCAAACAAGAAAAGCAGTTCGTGTATTACAACGAACTATAAGTTGGGTTGTGCTTTTAACAGTAATATTAATGGTAGAAAAAGGTTTTAAAGGAACAGCTTGGCTTAGCGAAGCAGTTATCATACCGTTCATTATATTACAAATAATCAGTGCCCTTAAAAATGCATCTATGGCTGGATTTATAAAAGCTGAAGAATTAAATAAATTATTAGATCGCATAGATAACCATAAGGGTTTCAGAAAGTAAACTCCCATGTGGAAAAAAATACAAGAAAGGATACTTCCTTTTATTATAGCGTTCTCCGCCCTGTCAGTTTCTGCTTCTGCCGCTTTCTATTCAGTTAGCGGCCTTAGCAAACTTTTTGCTGGGGCTACTCTAGCTGTAATAATTATGGCTACTTCATTAGAAGTAGCTAAATTAGTTATTGCATCTTTATTATATCAATACCGTACTACAATTCCAAAATTATTAAAATACTATTTAACAATAGCTGCTGTTGTTCTAGTATTAATTACTTCAATGGGTATTTATGGATTCCTTTCAGCAGCTTATCAAGAAACAGCTGCAAAAGCCGGTAGTATAGATTCTCAAATAGCGTTAATTGAAACTAAACGAGATAATATAAAAGAACAACTCGCGGTATACAGCGATGAAAAATCTACTATTAATACTGCCGTGAGTAATCTTAGGTCCGGTTTATCTACCAATAAAATCCAATATAAAGACAAAGAAACTGGGCAGATTATAAACACAACTTCTAGTTCTACCCGCAGAGCACTTGAAAAACAATTAGATCAAGCTATTGCTCGTCAAACAGAAATTAATACTAAAGTAGATAATTTAAATGAACAATTATTTAAATATGAAACTGAAATAGTAGAAGTAAAAATTAATAACGATATAACAGGCGAATTAGGCCCTCTTAAGTACCTTTCAGGATTAACAGGTATACCAATGGATAAAATTATTAATTGGTTACTTTTAACTATTATATTTGTATTTGATCCTTTAGCCATTGCCCTTGTAATTGCTGCTAATTTTGCTTTTGAACAATTAAAACCAAAAGAAAATATTTATGGAGAAAAGTTTATAGATGGAGATTTATATGAAGAAGATGAAGATGGTGATAAAGAAATAATCGAAACCTCTTCCCCTCCCCCTACTCCTACACCTACAATTATAAATAAAATGCCACCTCCTTTTCACCAACCCGCTAATGGAAGGCGATAAAATATTTGGAATCTTAAAATATATTTCGTATATTTATTTTATAAATAAAAGTTATGATACTACGTTCAGGAAAATATAAAGGCAAAAAATGGACTGATGTTCAAACATATGACCCAGGTTATATTCAATGGGTTAGAGAAAATCGTCCAGAAATGCTTAAATCACAAAAAACTACTGTTAAAAAAGAAGATTATAGTTATTTGGATGAGATTGAAGATTTTCGTAAGTTAAAAACCTTACAACATACATTATTCCGTAACCCAACAAAACCAGAAGATGCCTTTTAGTTTTATTAAAGAATCTGCTTTAAGACATGATCGTGATGTAGTTGATAAAAACTTATCACGTTACCAACCATTAAATTATAACCAATTTAGATGGTGGCGTAGTCATACTGATATGATAAAACCCTTAGGTAAACGTGCTCTTCTTAAGGATAGAATTTTAAATGGTGATTTTAATGAATCATCTTATTTTATGCAAGCTCAATTAGCTCTCCATCAAGCTAAAGACAAAATAAACCTTAATCGACATAACCATTCTGATCAATTAGAAATATTAGCCGTTGATTTAGCTCGTTATAAGCGTTTAATAGATGATTATAATAAAGAAGATGATGAACGTTTAGAAGCATTATATGAAGCATTCACAACCCACTTCAAAATCAATCGTAATGAATTAATAGAAGAACTTTGTAATTGGTCTGGGGATTTATTATCTTATTATGAATATTGTGTACAATTTAAATATGAGACTCCAATTTCTGTTAGAAAATCAAAACGAGGACGCCCAAGAAAAAAATGAGTTATATAATTGGTAGTAAATGTATTGATGTAAAAGATGGGGCTTGTAT